GTTTAGCTTGCGAATTATTCGATCCTTTAGCGTTTGGTAGTATACCATACCCACCAGGGGCTATGTTATAGCCAGACGGGTTTATAGTATTATGTTCTAATATAGCTATAGGTTCCAACGCGTATATATAATCTTCATTACCTGAGTCTAATACTTCAAATACCCAATTGGTACTTGAATCAAAGTCTGAGTGTATAAGAGAGTTTCCTTTACCAGAAAAGTGTTCCTTTTTACGCCTTTCCAAATCATTAGTTACACCAATATAACTCATATTATTACTAATATTGGTGATCTTATAAAGGTGATGCATAATAACTCCTTAAAATTATGCAGAGCGTACTATCTAGTACGCTCTGCGATAGAATCATGAGATATCAAACTCACTTTCTACTTCTTCGTCCACCTCGTCAGCACCTTCGGTTGTTTTACTGATGATACGCTCCAGAGATTCTTTTTGTTGCTCTGGAGTAGGGCGAGGCAAAAGCTCATCAATAGCTTTTGATTCTGCAATAAGCTCTTTCTCTGCATCAGTCAATGGAGAAGGCTTGCACTTAAGAGGTTGAAATTGATATTCAACATTGTAAGCCTGAGGACCGGTTTTCTTACGTTTGAAGTGCAGGGTGTAGCCCTCATCCACATCAGTAGGATCACCTAAATCTTCAGCAGCAACCATAATCTGCTCCATCAATTTCTTCTTAAGGTTTAGTACTTTAACCTTACCATCAGTTGGGTCAATACACATAACTGAGTAAGCCCAGCCACATTTAAGATCAGGGAAGAAATGACGAACCCAATCGGTTTCTTTGTTGTCGAACATTTCCTCTTCTCTGTTGAATGATAGGCACTCAAAAGGGATATTCTTGTTATTGAAACCAGCAACCCAATAAATGTATCTAGGGAGTAATCCACCGAAGATACGCACTGAGTTATCTCCCATTTTGTACTGGTACTGGTCTACTGACGATTTCTTTGCTGAGCCTTTTGCTTCGTTAAAATTTAATGCCATTCTTTGTCTCCTTCTTGGGCTTCTTCGTATAAGAAATGAATTTCTCCATTCTCAATTGATAGAAGTCTGTTGTTGTTGATAAGGTCCTCTTTCCTTGAACAGGCCAAGAGGTCTAGTGTTAATATTCCCTGCATAACGTATTCTGGATAATTCCTTAAACTTGCTAGTCCAATGTACTCCACAATTTGTTTATCAGGGAAACTCTTTCTATGAATAAAAAGAGGTTTCGGGTTTCTTAAAAAGCTACTGCCCGACCAATTCACAGTAGAATACTTATAATACATATCATACTTAGAATAAATCTTAGGCTTAAAAGTCAAGTAAGTCATTATTTTTAATAGCTCTGCGTTAGAACGCCTGCTCTCTCGTAATACTTGCTTCCAATTGAATAGTAACATTCTTAAAATTCCCAACTTTCAAATATAATTATAGTATAATTTAGCTAAAAAGTCAAGATATATTTTTTATATTGCTAAAAATGTTTTATCTCCCAACCTTGCTGCATATATAAGCCAATTCTTCCAGAAGCCTGATTTCTAGGGGTGTTACCTCTAAGGTTTATATCCACTACTACGGGTTGAATTTTTCCATCTTGCTCTCTAATAACTCGTCCAATTAACTGAATAAGTAGCGGGTCATTATTAAGAGGTGTTCCTAGAATTAAGCAGGATAACCTGTTAATAGATATGCCCTCACTGAACATGCTCTGTGTGCCACATAATACCTTCTTAGAGCCACACCCAATCTGTTCCATTAGCTCTTCTCTATCAGCATGCCCAATGTTACCTGTAATACATACTGCATCATCCCCTATCAGGTCGGCGCAGGTCTGTAAAAATTCAACTCGATCTGATACAAGTAACACGCTATGCCCTTTATCCGCATAATGCCGTCCTATTGCTGCTACGCTCTCTTGGTACTCTACATTAGTAGTAAGCTTCGTTACTCTGTTAGCCCAAGCCGCGTCATCTGGCAGATAGAATCCTGTTTTATAAACATGTATTTCAGGAGGCATATAATTTTCTGCAGGAGGACGAATTACGTGCATTCCAAAATAGTCTTGGAACACTACATGCTTCCCATCCTTCCTACGCATAGTGCCCGACAGTCCAATCTTATATCTAGCAGCACATCTATCTACTACTTTAGAAAAGGAAGTCGCACTAATATGGTGGAACTCATCCAGTATTACTAAACCAAATGTTTTACCGATCTTGTCCATTATCTTGTACAGTGTTTGTATGTTTCCAACTACTATAGGGGTGTCAGTTTCAAACTTACCAGAACCTATAATCCCTGGTGTGAACCCATACACTTTCTCAATTTCTTTAACCCATTGATTCCTTAGTTGAATCGTATGGGTTATTACTAAAGTCTTTTGTTTTAATTTCCCAGCAACAGCTAGAGCGGTGAAAGTCTTGCCGAAGGATACCCACGCGTTGAGCATCACATTATCTTCCACTTCCTCATAAATCTCTTGCTGGCTTGGGCGGAGGATCCCCTTGAAAGGGGGGAACTCCGCGGGCTGCAGTACTCTCCTATCTATAATTTCATAGCCCTCTGGTATTAGGTCTAGTCGCCCTATAGGCATAGTTAAAATGCCTTTCTTAAACATACCCATGTTACGGATAATGATAGGAGGCATACCTGGTTGAGGGTTTGGCACCTGGTAGGTTAATTTCTTCCTGACAGACCCATATCTTCCACGGTTTGTAAATAACGTTTAACTAATCCACTTCTAACAATATCGCTAGAGTTGAACTCAATAATATCGAAGTCTTCTCCCATTTTGCTTAAAATGCTGAGGAACTTCTTTAAACCATTATCTTTTAGGTCAGTCTGTTTAAAGTCTCCACAAAAGATAATCCTACACCCTTTACCTACTCTAGTCATTATCGTATTTAACTCACCGAAGTCTAAGTTTTGACATTCATCGATAACTAGTACACTATTATGTAGAGTAATTCCGCGAAGATATGATGTAGTTAAGAACTCTATAATACCCTTACGCTTTAGAAGCTCATAAGCGTCTCCGCGTCGAAAAAGCTCTGTACATATATCATGATAAGGCATCTCATAGATACTTGCTTTTTCTTTATCATTTCCAGGAAGGAACCCAATATCTCTAGTAGGTACTGCACTTCTAATAATAACTAGGTTATTATAGTAAGAGTCAGCTATTCCGAGCATTCCTAGGTAGCATGATATGAAACTTTTTCCTGTTCCTGCGCTTCCGCATAGTACCATATTCTTTTCACTATCGAAAGCTTTTTCTTGATTCTTTGTCAAAGGCTTAATTGTATTTAAGTCTAACTCATTGCATGAGGCTTTTTTCTTTTTAGCCATTAAATTTTCCTTTTCAAAGGCTTACAGTATCCTGTACTGTACTCATAAGGAATCCAAGGGTGCCCTAGTAATTGCAACATACCTACCCATTTAAACTTAGTAAGTCTATCTACTCTAACAGGGAATGACACTCCTTTCACTTTTAAAATTGTAAAAGTGCCCTTATCTATTACTTGCAATATCTCAGAAAAAATAACCTTAGTAAAAACAGTCCTTTCATATACAAAGATAAATCCATAGTTATCAATGTATGCTTTAGCCCTTGTGTGATAAAAGTCAATAGAATCCCCACAATATCTAGGGATTCTTTGCAGCTCGTGTGGGCTGCTAAGTCTGCGCAAACCTAATGTGTTACCTAGCTGATTTAAATCATCAACTACACGATCTGTCTCACGAAGCCTAACTAATCCATCCTCAGAGTAAATATCTGCAGAAGGTAGTGGAAATATTGGAAAGTTTATCTTATTAAACTGCTTCCAAGTAATATGGGCTATTGGAAAAAAGTTCTCCATAGATTTTATCAAACTTTCCGAAAGAGTAGTCATCCCCTACTTCAAAGTCACATCCAACAGGACAGCCGGGAATACTAATCCCTCTATCTGTTTGAATAAATGTCTGTAACTTATTACAGTATTCCTCTACAAAGTATTCTGGCACTTCAGCTAGGATGGAGTCGTGTACTAGAGCAAATATTCTTGTATCCCTCGCTCCAGTAGAGCTGCTGTGCCTTAACCAATTGTGCATATCAATAGCTCCTAGTAAGTTCATATCACTAGAAACTGACTGGATAGTAAAGTTCAACCCAGAGCGTACTTCGTGCCCTTGTATACCTCTGTTATCTGAACGTACATTAGGCAATCTACGCTTTCTACCTAAAGGAGAGTATACATATGCATTGGTTTCTATAAAAGCTTTTGTGTTATCAATCCACTCTTTCAGCTTCCAAAAGGTATTGAAGTAATCATCAATAACTGCTTTAGCTTGTCTAGTGGACATATCTCCGCCCTCTTTATTGACTGATTCCGCCACTTTAGCAGGTCCAGAGCCGTATAGCACTCCAAAGGAAACAGCCTTTGCACCTTGTCTTACTATTGGGTGTTGATCTTTTACATCATCTATATCACATACTAAACTAAACACCTTTTTAGCAATAGTAGAGTGAAAGTCACCTCCAGATATAAAGACATTTTGTAGTTCTAAATCATCTGACATTACTGCAGCATAGTACATTTCTGCAGTCTTCAAGTCCATACTTACTATTTTGTAACCTGGTCTAGCCTTAATACAACCTTTAACGGCGGGGTTGTCTCTTGGGAGCTGTTGCATGTTAAGTTTACCACTAGAAGATAGCCGACCAGAAGTAGTAGTGTGCAGGCTAAAGCCAGTACGAAGGCGGGAATCTCTATCGAGCTGCGGCAGGATTTTATCCAAATAGGTATTTTTAATTTTACCACTTTTTCTAACCTCTAATATGTGTTTAGGTACTTTATGCTTCTCTCCTAAGATTCCTAATACTTCTGCATCTGTAGAGTGAGCGCCCGTTCCAGTTAATTTTCCTGTTGGCTTTAAACCAATATGGTCAAATAATAGTTTTCTAAGCTGAACTGTGCTGTTAGGGTTAAATGGAGCTCCCTGAACTTCTTCTAGCTCTGCTACTTCTTTAAACTCACTTAGCTCTACTACTGCTTGATCAATTCTCTCCCCCATTATATCCTGCCCAAACTTAAGTCTAGCAGCATCAAAAGGTACGCCATTGTCTTGAATATCAGTTAAGAATCTAGTGCCTGGAATAAGAATATTGGTATACACTTTATTAAGTTTAGAATTAGCAGTTACTAAAGGCTTAAACTTACTGTAAAGAGCAAAAGTAACTCCAGTATCTTTTGCAGCATAGGTTTTAATAATATCAAAAGGAATCAAGTCATATGTAAAGTCTCTTAGCAACATTCCATGAGATTTACAATACGCACGCTTCCAAGTATCAAGCTCTGCATCATAATCACCATAGTTTGTATACTTAAGAGCTAAAACTACTGTTTTAAGAGAGAATAGCTCTTGTAGTAGCATCTCTACTTCTTCATCTATAATATCAGTACTAATATATGCGCCTGAATTCTCTTCATAAGTCAGAGACAAGCCCATCATATATCCATCTCTAGGATAGAATGCTGAGGTTTCTGAGTCAAGAGCTACAAATGGGAGTGGAGAGTTTATCGCAGCTTTGATAAAATCTTTAGCGGGTTCAGCTTGCTCAATACCAATGAATTTAGTTTCATCTAATAGAGTCTCGGAACTGTTACCAGTAATATAGTTAATAATCTTCTCTTTAGACTTCAACCAAGGCTTTTCAGCTTCAGGCTTAAATCTAATCATAGCTGGATTAATTGTAGGCAAAAACTTATCATTAAGCAATACACCTGAGTAAGATGTGATAGAGTTATAACTTGTGTACTGCTTAAGAGCTTCTGAACCTACTAGAATGACCCACTCATACGCATCTAAGTCTATATCAATATCGATGTCTTTTTTCAATACCTTCTTAACGCTAGAGTCTGAACATAGTTGGTATAAATCAAACTCGA